CCTTAATTTATGCTCATCTTGGGCACTTATCTTATTACCTGAATTCTTAAAACCTTCTAATTCCATATCAATATTAACTGGTATACCTAGATTAGTTACACCATAAAGCTGCTCTTTAAAGTTATTAATACCATCGTCATAAACAATAGCATCAGCTTTTTGACCCTTCTCTATAGCTACATCTACTAATTTATTATAATCCTCATCAGCATCAGTAACACCCATAAGTTCTTTAAATTTAGGATCAGCTAATAATGTAGCTACCTTAGAATTATCAGGGGAACCTGTTTGTGTCATTATACCTTTAAGTATAGCATCTCTAGCTTGTTTCTTAGTTAAAGATTTATAATTCTCTCTAGCATCATCAGGTAAATCTACTTCTGTACTAGATGGTACTTGATGTGCTATAGTTGATTCACCTAATAGATTTTCAATATTAGATTGCATATCTTCAAAAGATAAACTACCTTGTGAATATTGAGATGCTAAATCAACAGCATTTTGAGAAGTATTATCATTAACTTTCTGTACATGTAGATTATCTCTTGTAGATATCATACTAGTAAGTACATTATTTCTTTGACTTTCTATATCATCTCTAAGTTGACCCATAAATGGTTTATCTTTATATCTTTCCATGAATGATTCAGTTATTTCATTAAATTTATCATTTAAACCTTCACGACCTAATGACTCTAGATTCTCTGTATTAGCTAATTCTTCTTCTATTTTTTGTTTATAGAATGGTAATTCATTACTACTTTGTAGTCTATTTTTAGCTTCTACATTAGCTTGATATTTACCATATAATTGTGTAGCACCTTGTACCACACCAAGTAAATTATCTACACTTTGGTTAGCTTGTTGTGCTACTTGGTTTGCCCTATTATCTACACCAGACTCGTTAGTCTGTTGAGCATTTTGTAACTGAGCTTGACCTAACTGTGGTTTATTAAAAAACTTAGGCATAGTACCTCCTTATTATTTATATTGTTATGCATTATCATCAAATGATATTGTACTGTTGTCTACCTGAGCTATAGGTGATTATTTAGGAAATTTATAATTACTAATAAAAGATTGTGAACCTGCTGATATACCTGCCATCTTAGCGTTAGCTGCGCTAGCGTCATTATCAAAAATACCTAGATCCTTTATACCGGATATATTAGATTGTGATTGTCTCGTTAATCCTAAGAATTCTCTATCCTTTGTAGTCTGTGACTGTTCAAAGTTTTCATTATGAGCTTTAGCTACATCGTTTTTCATACTAGCCTCAGTTAGATCTACAGTTCTACCTGATATACCTGAACCTACAAAAGCTTGTGCAAACATATCTTGAGCTTCTAATTTATTCTCTTGTATAGCTAAATCATTAATACGTTTCTGTCTATCAATAGCCTGATTGTTATTATATAAATTCTGTGTGGATAACTCCATTTGACTTTTTATTTGTTTAATCCTTGCTCTATTCTGTGCTTTTAATCTCTTAGCCTCTACTAAACCTCTTTCAGCTTCTGCTGCTGATTTAGCTAAACCTGTTACTACAGCTATTGCTGCTGCTGCTACGAATACCATGCTTATCTCCTTATTTTAAAAGAGAGATGAGCTTATCGCCCACCCCTTTGTATCAATTGTCCTTGCCATTCTAAACTAATTATCTGTAATGGTGTGAATGTATCTACTGTAGATATAGTAACTTCTACATCTTGTGATCTACCATTAACAGGAAACTTTGCTTCCCTATCACTAACAGGTTCACGACCTATAATTATATCACCTAGTAATTCTGGTATAAAATTATGAGTATAGACATTTCTTTTAGATCTAGAAACAGATATATTTAACCTACCTGTTAAACCTAAAGTTAGTGCCATTCTCCTTAGCATTAATAAAGAATAACCTACCTTATTAGAACCACCTTGACCATCATTTTGTTTTGGTATAATTTCACTTAGAACCACTTTAGACTCAAAAGTATTACCTTGTATACTCCCTGCTGCACCTATCGTTACTAACTTACCTAGGCTTGTATCTACAGATAAAGTACCTGATAGTAGAGCTGCCAATGACGTATTAGTAGTGTGATAATCTAAATAAGGGAAATAACCTATTTGACCTGAAACGTCTTCAATTATCTCTGCAGGATTAAGTTGTAATGTTCCATATATAGTCTGAGTATTAGCTGTATCTTCAAATATAATTTTTAAAGATTCACCTGTTGAATATATGTATTTAATATTATATTTAAATGTCCATTTATGCCAAGCATTTTGTAGAACAACAGCCTCACTTACATACGTATTTTGTACATATAGTGTCTTAGGGTCTGTATCGGTTCTTGCTAAGAAAGTATCATTCACAAATAAACTCTGAACTATAGTTCCTCTTATTAATTTCTCACAATGTTTAGTTGTTGAATTGTCAGTAAAACCTGCTCCTGTCTCGACATCAGGTTCAAAAGCTTTTATATTTGTAAAACTACCCTGCTTAATGGGAAAATATAATGCTCTCCTGATTGGTGTAGGTATACTAGAACCTAAATCAAATGAAGATACTTGTGCAAATATAGCTGCAGATATATCTAAATTCTGTGGTAATGCTAGCATACTTTGTGTTAACCCAGTATTTATCATTAAATTATTATTAAGTACAAAGACATTAACTATCTTTTTATAACCTAACTTAGATGAATCTAACTCTAAATCAACTACATCACTTGTTAATACTTTTGCTGTAGTAGTCCTATATAAGTTATAATAATCATCAATAACACTGAATACTAAAGTACTCTCTGCTGCAAAGCCTAATCTTGAATTAAATATTAAAATATCTCTAATCTTACTACCTACAATTGTAGGGGATGGATTACTTAGATTATCACCTACTGTAGGTACTGTAAAGGTTGAATGTGCTATTAATAATGTCGTTACTGTGTCCTTAACTAATGTTACTGGCATTGTCTCATTATCTAAACTATCAATATATATATTATTTACTTCCACCCAAGCATCAAACTCTGCTGAATACTTAAGGTAATACGTTGTTAAATCTTCATTAACACTAGGATTAACTCTAACTAGAAAATTATCTGTACCTACTGGGTCTAAAGTATCTGTAAAACCTGTAGATATCTTACTTGGTAATATTGAAGGATCTTTTATAGTTTTATCATTAGCAGGTCTAGATTCAGTAGCGGTATGTATATAAGATCCATAATCACACTCTACTTCTAACCAACCCATAGCATTACTTCTTACTATCATTGTATTGTTTTCTACAGCATATGTAGTCAAACTAGCTGCAGATGTTTTTACATGTGCTAACATAGAAGTTTTTAAAGCGGCTATAATAGACTTAGGTGTAGATGTTGATACAGCAGTATATGAACCTACTTCAGTTTTGTTTGCACCTGCTGTATCATACCAAAATACCTTGTATATAGCTCCATTTATTGCTGAAGTAACCCATACTAAACTACGACCATATGTAGATGCTGATGGTGTAGGCGGAGTATTTATAGCTACTGTGATACCTCTATTAAGTAATATAAAACTATCATTAGTCTCTATTGCTGATATATCATTTTTATCTGTATGTGTTAAGTATGTCTTTACACTTGCTGCCTGTGTTATAGTAGTTGTATCTGCTAAATTCTCATCAAATCTATATATAGTTCCATCTGGTTTAACACCAATGGACACTGGTTGTTCTTGTATTGTCATGGTAAACATAGCATGTTCATCAGCATATACTCTAGAACCATCCTGTGCTATTATATCATTTAATTCCACTGGACTTCTTCTAGTTAATATTCCTGAAATATCTGGTATCATGTTTACTTGATCTTCAACTTGGTTATCTAATCGAACACTAGGTGCTTGATAGGATATCCCATTTATTAAACTTTTAATAACTCGACTCATTAAGCCCATAGTTACCCCCTATTTCTGAATGCTATATTAGTTGATCTAGTATTATCAAACATATTTAAATCTCTATTATCTATGTCTTCTTTCTGTACTAGTAATTCTTTATCGTTAATATCTGCAGCTATGATTTGTGTTAAATCCCCTGATCCAAAGTATTCAGAATTGTACCTTAAACTTGCATAAGCTACAATCATCTGTCTAAAAGATTGTGGTAAGAGAGTCCAAGTTAATTCTGTAACTATATTAACATATAAATCATCTGCTATATTGTATGTGTTTAGTTTTTTATTAAATATTTTCAAACCACGTTGTACTAAAGCGCCTAAATCATTTGGCACATCACAACGTATAGTTTCTGCAGGTAAATTGATATGTCCATCCTCATCTTTTAATATAAAAAAAGAGTCAACCTCATTAAACCAATAACCTTTTGTTTGTTTCTCTTTGGAAACTTCCTTTAAAATCCGTCTTGCTACAATAGCTTGTTCATAAGTGCTATTTAAACTTGATACAGGAGCATCACCAGTTACACTTAGTATCTGATTTACTGCTTCTAACTCTGTTAACATTGACATACTGTCCTCCTTATATAAAATTAGTAAAAAAAGGGAAGCCGTTAAGCTCCCCCTCTAAACTCCATAAGGAGTTATTATTATGCTTGCTCTTTAAATCCAAAAGTGATTGCTGAACCATGATTAAGAATGCCATAACCAACAGCCATCTTACCTGTCATAAGGTTAGATAAACGTGTAGGGATATAGTCAGTTCTAATATTAACTGATAGTAACTCAAGGATACCAACAGCTTCTTTAGAGAATAATACACCTACTGCATTCTCATCACCAGTTGTAGCTGTAACTGCAGGGAAATTAGGTGAATAAACTACTTTAGCCCCTAGAACCATAGGTACTTTACCACTTTGAGCATAAACATCATCAACCCAAGTAAGTCCAGTTTGAGCACTGTTATTAAGTAGTGCAAAGTAAGGTTGTGGTCTTAGGATAAATACTGGATCTCCTACACAATCTTTGTCTCTAAACTCAGTCATAGCTAAAGCCATCATAGCTTGAACTTCTGATCCTGTCATAGTAGCATCAAAATCTGTTTGAGTTTGAAGAACACTTGAAAATACGTCATCACTGAAGACTTTAAGTCCTGCAGAAGCCGCTGCTGAAGCATTAACAATTCGTCCTGCTGTAATTAATTTAGCTATGATTGCAATATCAACAGCTTTAGCTAATGCACGTCCGATTGACTCAATGTGTGCTGACTTAGCGTTGTAATGTACCATAGCTTGATCTAGATCAGAGATCCAAGAATGTGCTACAGTCAGGTTAGCAATTAAGATAATCCGTTCTGTAGACTTTACTGAATTTAATGAAAGTTCAGCTAAAGTTTCTTCATCTCTACTAGCTGCAGTTGCATTACCAACAATAGGGAATGATTTAGATTTACCATTCTCAATACTTTCATTAGTAATTAACTCTCTAGCTACGTTAGTAACTTTAAAATATTTTAGAACATCTGTAGCTGCCTTGTTTTGGAATAGTTCTCTTGCTGTTCCTGCTCCTGCTCCGTTGTTCTCTCCACTTGAATTATAAGCCATACTTCCTCCTTTTTAAAATCCTGATACATTTCTTTTAGCTTCTACTTGAGCTGCGTATTCTGGATTTTGTCTATATTTAATAGACATTGTTTCTCTAATGTATTCATCTCTGTTACTGTAAGGTCTACTAGATTCATTAGCAGTCCCTCCTGATTCAATCCTCTTTTGAGGTGCTGAACCATTTAATCTTTGATACCTAGCTTGTAGTCCTTCAACAGCTAGTTTAGCAAGTCCAACATCTCCTGATTCCATCACTGCATTATTGAAAGATGCTATCTCAGAATCGTTAAGGTTGGTACTAGCCCATTCCTGTAATTCCTTATAAGCTTCTTTACTACCTACAACTTCAAAAATCTCCTGATCGTTTTTCTCTATCTGAGCTTTATGTCCACCTATAATCATATCAAAGTAACTACCTAGACCTTCATCGTCTATTGATTTTCTTTGTTCTGGTGTTAGTTTATCACTTAAAGCTAGATCTACTAATGTACCCAATTCTTTAGAGAAAGATTCCTCTGTTTCCACTTCTTCAGGGGTTTCTTTTTTCTGTATACCTACTTCACTACTATTAGTTTTAGTCTCTTTAGAAGTGTTTACTTGGTCGTCTGTGGGGACTTCCTGAATATCTTCTGGTTTACTATTACCTTCTACTGGTGTTTCTGTATCTAAATTTGCAATATTTTCATCTGACATAATTTATTCCTGTTGTTTAGCAGCCCCATTAATCATGGGAGCTACAGCTTGTTGTTCTAATTGTACTTGCTGTGCCTGTTGTGCTTCCATAGCTAATTCTTCTTCAGACTTAACTAATTCTGCTGTACCAATATCTAAACTATTAGCTACTCTAGCTATCATCTCAGGCATTTTCATGTATGTACTAAATTCTTGTCCTAATATACTTTGCATTGTTTGTATAAATGCTGTAATAGAATTAAACTCTGTACCTCTGCCTAATGCTGCTGAACCAGTTGTAACCTCAAGATCTATTGAATCTCTTAAAGCATCATTAATTAGACCTTTATCTCTAAGTCTTTTCATAAACAATCTTACTAAAGGTTCTTGTAGAACATTAGCTAAAGTTGAATAGATCCCACCTAGTGACACTTCTAATTCTTGTGATACTCTTCTTATCTCTTCTGCTGTGCGCATCATTCTATAGTAATCGTTAATTACTATACGTTCTCTCATGAACTGCTATATGTCACCATATAGAGTAGACTATATCTTGTGCTTAAAAGCACCTACCTGTTTCCAAACCACTTGGTCTGTACTCCCTTTCGGGATAGTCGTTACACTTACTTAAATTGAATTTGTAATATGTGACCAGTTCTTACCTTGACGTATTAACTTAACTGCACCAATACCTACTGGTAAGTTTAGCTTATCTCTAATCTGTCTAGCTGTTAGACCTGTGTCCTTAAGTGCCCATATTTGTCTAACCTGTGTCTCTGATAATTTACTAAAAGGATTAGTTTCACCATCATTAGTTTTTAAGTTATTACTATAAGCATGTTTCATATTACTACTTGGTGTACACCACTCAAGATTATCCACAGTATTATTATTTCTGTTACCATCTTTGTGATTTACCTGTGTCTTATTATTAGGATCAGTGTTATATAAAAAATGTATTGCAATAAGTCTATGTAAAGGGTAAAACTTATCTAAATGTACTTTCTTATATCTATTATTTTTAGTAATAGTTGTGCCTAATAATATTTTACCATTACACTCATTACGTATAACACCTAATGTGTCAATAGTATATTCATGTTTTAGTATTAAATTCAATCTGATTCTTCTGTATTTCATATTATCCTCCTATGAAAATTAGTTAAAAATCTTAGTTAGCTCGGTATTGTCCTTTAAGGATATCCACCGAATTAAGGTAATTTATAGAGAGCCACAGTCATATAATTTCAATGACTTAACTCAACTCTCTCAGCATTTCTTCTTACAGAGCTGTCTAAAAGAAACATAGTACTTAAATCTAATCTAAGTATCTCCATTTCATTTTGAGCAACCTGTAAGTCTAATCGTTTATCAGCTTGTAATGTACCCACATCATCAGGGTTACCTGCTAAAACATCACCTGATCTAGCACTAGATAACTTCTTAACTGTTAAGGTAGCATTTGGTTTAACTAAATAAACTATTCTTGCGGACTCTGCAGCAGCTTCTAAAACTGATTGTCTTAGACCTTCATAAGACATTAAATCTCCAATGAAATCCTCAACATAAGATCTACCATAATCTTCACCTCTATCAACAAAAGGTACAAATATATATGGTAATTCTTTTTCTTTGTATAAACCCCTAGTACCTTCAATCTCAATACCTAGAATCTCTTGATGTTCTTTATACATACCATCTTCAGTTCTTAATATAACACTATAAACATCTAGTGGTTTCTTATCAGTTTTATATTCATCTGAAAACTCCTCAGACCTTTCTATTTCTTGTTTAGTATCTTTATCTAATTCAGAATAAGTAATACTTTCTTTTATAACTAATTCAAGTATTCTTTTACTTCGACTTCTTCTTATCCCAAAATTCTCTAAACTAAAAACTCTTGGATTTTCTAAATCTCTAATATGAATTATAGAAGATCCTGCTACTATACATTGTTTTAACATATCAACTAAAGTAGATCTTAATTGCGAGTTTTCCATTTCTGTTACTATACTTTTTTCTAATACTTGTAATGCTTGATTTATAGTACCTTCACCTTTATTCATTTTCTTTAATGTCATCGGGTTGATGTTCATCTTAAAAAATGCTGTAGCAGGTGGGAATAAGGTTAGTATAATCTTATTAGCTAGGTTGTTAACACCTCGTGCACCTAAGGATTGATATGGATTCCCATATGTATTTCCTTGACTAGCTAAATCGTAAGTTCCTGTATATAGTTGTGGTATAGTTAATTTAGATGCTGACTCAGCTCTAGTTAGGTAGTTAGCCCTATTAGCTGATAATTTATCATATCTCTTCTTAGCTTCCATTATAGTTGTAATCCTGTATCACCTGTAGACAATCCCATGCCTGAAGATAATGAACCACCCTTTCTTTTCTTCTTATTTTTACCGCCTAAGATGATTGTTGATCCTTCATTACTAACAGCATCATTAGCTATTTTCTGTTTAAGAGCATCATCTTGTCCCTTAAGTAAAGCCTCTTTTGCTTTTCTTTTTTGACTAGCATCTGCATTAGCTTGATCTTTTGCTTCTTGAGTTTTACGTATATTAGGGTCTAAATGAATCCCCTTTTCAGATACTCGTTTAAGCTCACTACCCGTAACCCCATATTGTAAACCTTTATCTAAGCTAGCATCTACCGTACCAAGTGTTACTGCATTAGAAGCAGAACTCAACAATTGATTAAAGAAATCCGTGCTCTTACCCTTCTTCTTTTTACCACCCATATATTACCTCCTATTGTTTTACTAATATTAAACTAGGTAACGGTTGTCTCAACCTACTAGCTTTCTTTTCATATTTATTTATTTCTTCCATACAATCTTCATAAGACATGGACTTTGTGAAGCCTGAACCATCTACTAATATCTTATAATGATCTACCTTAGGTTCTACACTATCTTTTATCTTCTTAGTCTTTGGTACATCCTCTTCTTTCTTACCCCATTTCCTCTCACTTTTTGTCGTTTTCGTCATTCTGTTTTTCCTCATATTTCTTATCGAAACAGTCTCTACAATATTCATTATTATCTTTAACACCTTTAGCTGTTTGACCATACTCTGATAAGTAATATACTAACATTGTTTCTTTACCACACTCAGGACACTTAAACATTCTTTACCTTCTT